TGACCCTTGAGAGCTTCATGGGCATGTTTCTCAGACATCGTGGCGATCTCATGCGCCAAAGCTGCTTTCTGATCTTTATCCTCGATAAACTTATCAAGAAGTCCTGTAACTGGACCTATGAGTGAGGATAAAGCCATTTACTTTCTGCCTTTCTTACCGTTGCTTTTGCGAAGCTTTTTAAAGTCTGCACCCGTTATCTTGTTGCGTGGGCTTGCTACCCTTGCAATCTTCTTCTGTTTTGGTGAAAGTTTTTTCATTCCATATCTCCTAATATAAGTAACTGTAAATTGGTATTAGACGGTCAGGCACAACCTCAAAACCGTCCTGTAAAAACTGCTCAACCGTTTCTGCAGTAGGGCCAAGTAAAGTAGCCACCCCACCTTGACCCCATTGCGCACTTTGTTGAGCCATCATTAGCAAAGCCCAAGGCCCATATATACCTGTTTTTTCAACAGCTGTAGATATGTAATCGCCCCAACTCATTTTATCAGTTCGGAAAAAGTCTTTTTCGTTAGCGCCTAGAGTAATAGTTTCTGCTGTTGCATCTTTTACATACTCCCTAAGTTCCATACCCATCATAGCAAGGGGCAAAGTTGCTACCGCAAACAAAGCACCTGTACCCAAAGCAGTGTTTACTTTTGTACGACTGTCTGCGCCTTTAGTACGAGTCTCGTATTCGTTGATCAAGCCGGTTGTAATAACCTTGTGGAAAGCATAGAAATATGATTTCAGCTGCCATATAAGTATGTATCTTGGATCAGAAGCCCATACAGGTCTTTCTGCTGAATTAGGTCTAAGAATAGAGCTCTCTACAAACTTATACAGCGCATCCCCTACTCTTTTACCTTGGGGGGTTGTCATATCTCGAGTTTCTGCCCAGGCAACGACATCTTCTTTTGATACCCCCAAATCTCGCAGGTACCTCTCGGAGTTTGGTTCATTAGCTCTGTTTACTGCATGACGCAGTAAAAACTGTACGCCCATACCCGTTGCAAAACTACGAGTAAAAGATGTGTATTGATCTAGGAAAGTAATTCTAAAGAACTTATCTGTCCATAAACGGGCTGACGGGTCTAAGAACTCTTGCTCTGCAGCGGTTATATATCCGTTTTGCAGAGCATCATTAGCTACAACACCTATATCTTCAGCTAGTTCCCGTAGTGTAGTGCTGTCATATTGTTCTTTCCAAGTTCTAAAAGCCGCTTCAAGACCATTGAAGTCTTTAAAGTTTAGAATTGGACCCGCTAACTCAGGCAATGATCCTATAACCGCAAGAGGTAACAGCAGTGTATATTGTGCAGCTGCTGCATAACTATTCACCTTACGCCAGAAAGGGTCCATAGATTGGTTGCCATAACCAAGGTAAGTCTTAATGACATCTTCTACTTCTCTACGTTTTTCTTTGCTTAGCTTATTCAGCATAGGCTGCAACAACTCTGTGCCATCTGCTGCTTTAGTAGCCCTATTCCACTCTACTCTTTTTGTAACCTGACGCATGTAGATTTGTATTGCGTCACTAGGATCTACTAAATACGGTGCTAACCTTTCGCGAGGTACATTAGCTGTAAGCTGTCTGGACTCTTGAATATTAGACGCAGGGTCCAATTCTTTTATATTCAGATCGCTATTCTCAACTGCGTCCTGATAGTCAAGCATCCGTTGAACTGCCCGTCTTATGACTTCAGGATTAGAATCAGGATTAAACTCCAAGATAAGAGATATATACCCATTGGGATCATCTTGAACAGCTAGCAGATTATGAACTATGGGAAAGTAGTCCTCTTGAAAAGCAATCCGCAAGTCAGAATTCTCTGCGTAACCCTCTTGCGCAGGTTGTATATAGTCATCATATATTTCTTGTAAGAACTCCCTTACATCTTGAGCTTTAGCTAACATGACATCGCCTTGAGCTAAACTAGCATCACCCGCTGCAGCTGCTATGGCACGTTGTATCTCAGGATCATTAGGATCACCTATCTTCTCTTCAAAGCGTTTTAGGAGTAGGCGCATCTGACGGTCCCGTCTTTTTAGCATACCAACTCGACCACGGGTTCCGCCTTTCTGGGCTTCAATGTAAAACATATCTGCAATCGAATCATTACCTACGCTTCGTAAGTAACTATCAGCAGTGTATAAAAACTTCCTAACAGGGTTCAGAGCAGGGCTCTTTCGTATTGCATTTAATAAGTTACGAAGCTGATCTCCCAAAGTTTCAAAGCTAACATCAGGATCTCGAGTACGACCTACGTTTCTCCCCTCTCGAGGGTTACGGAAAGAATTACCATCTTCTATGGCATCTATCATGCTTCTTACATAATGCTCTGCTTCTACGCCCCCTGGAGAAATCTGCTGTGCAACTGCTTGACCTCTGGCTTCTTGGAAGTTATCGCGTTGCGCACGAACCAAATCCTCCATATAACCTTGGAATGCAGTTGTATTAATAACAAATGAACCTGCAGCAGTTCGACCTTGACGAACTTCGTCTGGAGTAAAGCGTCTTTGAAAACTACGCCTCATTTCGTTAAACATTGTTTTAAGTTTAGTTACTAATCGCTTGAAGTAACTTTCGGTAACATTAGTTGGCTTCTTATCTCTGAACTCACCGTAGGCCCATTTAGCTATGTTATCCACATACCACTCTTCAAAGGCTAAGCCACCTCCTTGACTCCAAGATAACGGAGCGTCTGGAGCTCTTTTCTCTGACTGCCATTGCTTCCACAAAGCATTAAAGACAGTTCTTTTGTTTCGAACAAGATTAGATCGTTCTTCTCTAAACCACGCATGACCTAACTCGTGCGTTGCAATCAAAGCCACTTCTAGCTCGTTGTTTGCTTTTGAGTCATCAACAAGTAAAAAGTTAGAGTTATCAAACCCGAGCATAGTGCCTTGTTTAGTCTCACTAAGACTAAGCTCTCGCATTGCCCTTATGATACGAGAACGAACTTCCTGATCTGGTATTGTTTCTTGGAGTCTCTGATCTATTTGCGCTCCAGTAAGCCCTTGGAACTGTGAGTAAAGAAACAGCGCAGAAGGACGAGTCATCTGCAGATTCCTAAAAACAATGCTGGTTAACCTATTAACAAGAAAAGGAACCTTGCCTAGAGGAGTCTCTACTGCCTTCTGAAAGAATTTTTTAGGTCTACGAGTTGATCGTTGTGTGCTGTATCTATGCGTGGGGGGCGTAACTTCCTCAAGTAAACGAGAACGTACATTCCCCATAGCAAACACTTCACCCTCTATAGGTGTTTGTACTTGCCTGTCTCTTGAAGTTTCATCTACCTCGCCCTCTGGTACGGTTCTAACTTCTGCTCGGCCCCGCTCTCTATTTACAACTTCTACTACGCCTTGTTCCCCCGCTCGAGTATCAGGTTGATCTACAATACGAACAGCTTGTTGCCCCCGTTCACCTGTAGGCACGGGTTCCGCAGCAGTATCAGGTACTTCAATGCCAGGGGTCTCGCGCTCTACTATTCTTTCCTGACGAGGAGACTCATCAAAGTCAGTTCTAAACTGTAAGGTTCTAGGTTTTAGATACTCAAATTCTTGAGCTTCATCCTGCGGGTAAGAAAACCTTTCTGCTGCAGGATCAAAGTCAACCGGCCTAACGCTATCAGGAGAAGACTCAAATCTTTCTGGAACAGGAGGTATTACATACTGTAAAAGCTCTCCTATTGTTATATCGTTTCTATTCCCATCCGCATCTATTTCTGTTGCTGCTGTTAACTTTGCAAAATCTGACTCAAGGCTTCGCTCATTCAGAGCAGCTAGCCTATAAATGTTATCGAGGAAAGAGTCTGTATCAGAAGGCGAAGTTGCTGCATCTGTTACCTGCTGGCGCTGTAAGAAATTTCTACCACTTGGCTCTTTAACTGAGTAACCGTTTTGTAAAAGGTCGCCTAAGATTTCTAGTAACGCCGTACCTGCGGTATTGTCTTGCCCTGTAAACTGACCGCTTGCAATTCTAGTTTGCAATAGTCTTTTGCCAGCGTTTACCAACGAAACTAAACTAGCTGGTGCTTCAGTACCATCAGGTCTGACTATTGTTATGTTTCTAAACTTTCGTTGGCTTTGCGTTGCACGGCTAACTTCGTTCCTTAAAAAGCCTTGCAGCGGAACTCTTATAGTCTCAGTACGTTTATTACCCGTTTCTTCATCAGTCGTTACTATACGAGTATTAAACAAGTCCTGATCAAAACCACCTAGCCCTACCACGGAGTAGCTGCCAGGTTGAGGTGTTTCTTGAGTAGCTTGTTGAGCAGGGGAAACTATCTGAACCTCTAAACCTGCTTCTCTAAGCTCAATAGCATTTTTAAGAACAGCGTCTGATAACGCTGCAAAAATAGGAGAAGAAAAATCAATCTCATTTGGTAGCCCGTCAGGAGTGCCATCTGCAAAAACTTGTCGAAACCGAGCTCTGAGCTCTTCTGTGTTATCAAAAGTTCTGTACTCGCCGTCTTCGTTTTGAGCTCGAGGAGCAAGATTTTTGCGGTTTACTTCTTGTACATCTTCTATGTTAAAAGTACGAGACTCTCTGGTTTGTTGCTCTCCAAACGCCGCTTGTACCTCTTCTGGCACTTCCATGTTTCTAACAACAGGGCCGCGCTCTGCATCATACTTTTGCTTTCGCTCTCTAAGAACGTCTGCAACATCTCGTATAGAGTAAGTATCACCTTTAGCTTTATTAAGAATAGCTTCAGCAGCATTAATCGCTGCTGGTAAACCTTCAACTGTTGTGACTTCCTCAGATATCACATCGCCGTTTGCATTCTTAACCTGAACTACTCTGTCCGCACCAGCGGGTTTAGCAGATGAGTAACCCAGTTGTATGGCAAGAACTTCATCAGATGCTTCAGATCTTATGACCTCTTCAACAATGTCAGCATACGGAGACACGATTGTCCCTCTGCCTGGGATAAAAGCACCGTAAACTCGTTTGCCATTTATATCTAAGTTAGCGTTTATTTTGCCTGTGTTAGTAACATTTAAAGCAGGAGTATCACCCTCTACCCAAACAGCTTGTTTAGAACTGCTTTCGTCTAGCATGGCTTCTACTTGAGCATTTATATCCGCCTGTGACTCAGGGCTTGTATAAAAAGGGTCAGTATTACCTATCTCTTCTACAGTAGTCAGATCATCGTGCTGCTGTTGCTGCCCTTGATCTAGCCAAGTACGAGCTTTATCCATAACTCCTTTTAGAGTTTCAGGAGAGTTAACAACTTCACGAACACCGCCGCCTAAACCAGCACCCGCACCACCAACCGCTGCACCACCAAAGAAAGCAGCAAAAGCGGCTTCACCTAAACGTAATCTTGCTTCTTGCTGATCATAGTTCTCATCCAGGCTAGTGCGATTTGCTACAGCTATGCTTTCTTGCGCTAATTCAGTACCTAGCTCAACGCCACCACCACGACCTATACCATCTGCTATGTCTCGACCTAATCGGCCCATAACAGAGGTCTGACTACCACCTGCGTTTTTAAGTGCTTTGCTACCAATTAACTTAGCTAAGGCTATCTCACCACCTACGCCTATTGCAGCTTGTGGCGCAGCTACCAAGCCAGCCCGTAACGCTTGTAAAGGATCAAGTTCTTTACCAGCCTCTAAAGCTTCACTTAGGTTACTACCAGCTAAAGGCACATACTCAGTGCCAGCGGCACCAAGAACTGCGCCGGTTTTTAAATCTTTAAGTGCTTCTTTACGATATAGCTCCCACGCACCTTGAGCTATTGCTAAGTCATCAGGATCAGCAACCTGTTTTGAAGTTTTGGTTAGCGCATCGCGTACTATTTTTTTAGCGGTTAAGCGACCACTTGCAGTAAGCGCACCTTTTCCTATCGCTAGTCCAATGCCTCCAGTAGCCGCGCCAGCAATAGTAGTAATAGCAGACGGGACTATCTGACCAACCCCTGCAGCAGCCTGAGTAAAGAACCCCTCGATAGTAGGGTTATCCACAAACTCGGCAAAATCTTGTACGCCTTCTATTGACCTTGCGGCTTCGTCTTGTCTAGCGCGGGCTTCTGATACTTTATTTTGAGCAAGCTCATCAGCACCAAAAAGAGTAGCACCTAAAGCTTGGAAATAACTTACATCGGCTTTGAGTCCAGTGACTCCTGCTTGCACCCCTCGAGAAAACGTATCAGTAAGTCCAGTAGTAGGAGCAATCGTCCCTGTAGCAGACTCAGAAGTAAACAGGTTGTTTTTTGATTCGCTCCCGTACTGCTTTTCTAAAAAGGAGGATAAGGGATCAGCCATCTACTCCTCCTGCTGTGGTGCTTCTCCGCCAACAAACCTAGCTCTACGATTTCGTAATTCAGCTATAAAAGCATCATATGGATCATCCCCCATCAAGCCTTTTAACTGAGCGGCTGTCACTCGGCCTCTATAGTTACCGCCATCGGGCTTAGCAAGAGCAAACCTAAAAGGCGCACCTTGCTTCATTTCTACGATGACATCCTGCATAGAAATATTACCTTGAACAATCGCACGTTCACTCGGATCGTAATCAGTACCAAACGGGTTTAACTTATCAAGAAAGTCTTCTTCGTATCCTGCATCTGTATCTTTTGCAGCCAGTAACGCAGCAATACTTGATCTACCAGCATTCATAAATACATTCTGTGCAGCGTCTCTAACTGCCGCAGATTCAGTCGGCTCTGAAAGTATGTCGAAAGATCTTTTACCCGCACCAGTTTGAAAGTTTGTTCTAACAACATCGATAAGTTTAGGACCAGCAAGTTTTAGTCTGCCTATCCTTACTGCATAAGCAGCGTTTGTCTCATTCGGTTCTTTTCTAAACTTGCCATCGTAATCAAAGGAATTTGCTAAATCATTCTGTAACGGAACAATTCTTTCTTGTATCTGCCCTTGAATATTCTCTTGACCTGCTAGAAGCGCCTCTTGACCAAGCCGCCTTTCAGTTACATCAAACTGCCTTGCTTCTTCAGCTACCTTTTGTCTTTCGCGTTGATCTTCTAGGGTATCTTTTAGATCTATGTTTTGACCTGTAGATTGAAGATTCGCCAGCTCCTTACCTGCTCTTGTTACTTCTGCAGTATTGTTAGAAGTAGCAGCAATAATGCCCACCGCAGCAAACTGAGCGACTATATCTTCTTTGCTTCGTAAATCCTCCATAGATCGTATTTCTTTATCTATGAGATAACTCTGCATCTTAGATATGGTATCTTCTGTTATACCCAACTCACCGGCAGAAATAGCAGCAGACAGCGCCTCTTCATCAACTTTTCCGTTGGTGGTGTATCGAGCAACAACATCAGCTACCGCTGTACCTAGATTTACAACTTCTTTTTGTTCTTGCGGCAAGTAGTTTTCTAGTTGAGTTATATAAGCGTCATACTCTTCTAAAGCTTTTGTTCGTGCGTCTGGGCTCATTGACATATTTTCAAGTTTTTCTGCATACGCCGCCCTAACTGAACGCCTCGCTGCTATTTCTTCGGGTATAGCTTTTAACAATTCATCACGTTCTTGCGCTATCTCACCTAGTCTACGATCTCTATCTGCACCTGTTGACTTAGTGGTACTTAACAACCCGTCTTCTTCAGTAAAGTTATTTCGTAAATTAGTAAGTAAATTCTTGTTTTTAGTTTGGAATCTGCCTTTATCGCTGCTTATAAACGGGTTCATGCCTGGTCGAACCCCATAAGTAGCCATGTCTGCTTGAGTTAAAGCAAACCGACCTTCTAAAGGATCTGTAATCAAATCATCGGTGCCAAGGAACTCCTCTGAGGGGTCGCGTGTATCACCTTGCGGAGCAAACGCTGCAGGGTCTATATCAAGCTCCTCTAATAGAAGTTTTCTGCCCTCTGGATCATTCTCTGTTTCAATAAGCCTTTTACTAACGCCTCGAAGTAATCCAGCATTACCGATTGACATGACTCTTTCAGTAACGGCTTGCTCTACTGCTCTTTCTTCTTGAGCAGCCCTTTGTTTACCTCGCAATATCGAAGCTGCATAAGCACTTAGATCTAATTTATCGGTGTCAACATTTTGAAGGGTGCCTTTCCTATAAGCTGAGTCAACTGCTGCACGTATATCTTCAGGGGTCATCTGTATGACTACATCGTCATCGTCATCTGTTCCATTCGCAGTAGCAGGTGCCAAGCCTGGAGAAGAATTGTCTTTGCGCCTTAATAAAACGCTACGATTACCAGTAGCCCTATCAAGATCAAACCCGACTATCTCCATATCTTTTAAGCCGTCTTGGGTCTCTGCTATTAACGCTGCTGTATTAGTGTTTAAGTAATCTATAATTCTGTTGCGATTAACAAACGTGCCATCCGATTTCGTACTAAAAAATTTGTCAGAGAACCCCGAAGCATCATCATTAAGATTTCCTGTTCTTAAATCTGTTTCAGCCTGATTAGTAGCCGCTAGTATTGTGTTCTTCCGATCTTCTTTTGATATATCAAAGGCTAGTTGATCCTGACCTGTCTCAGCTATCATCCTATTAGTATCAGCCGTCTGCTGGTTTATTTTTAAATTTGCATCAAACTGACGTTTCGATTCTTTAGCAGCCCTTTCTTGCTGCTCAAAAACTTTATCTTCATACGCCCTGGCAAGATCGAACTGGCGTTTTTTCTCTTCTAAACTGCGCTCGTCAAGGTCTAAAACACGTTGTCTGTACTGATTGTCAAAGCGGTCTTGGTTCATCTGACGAACCGTTTGAAACGCTCCTAAAAAACTTTGTCCTGCAGTTGCCATAACGAGTTCCTATATAGCCAGAGCCAAAATAGCAGTAGAAGCAAGGCTACCTATGGTTGAATAAGTTTGGGCCTTAGACTGCGCTTTAGCATTTTCAAAAGCACGTTGCCTAGCAGCAGCATTACTTGCAGCACTTTGCATTCCAGCTAACGAGCTACGATTTAACCCCTGACCAATGTTTATTAAATCAGCTAGGGTTCTTTGATTAGCTTCTCTTTGAGCAATACGGGCATCAGCTAAGGCTTGGATACTGCCTAAAGTAGTATTACGTTGTAGACCCCTAGACTGTTCCCGCATCTGAGCAGGCGTTAACTGTACGCCAAAACGACTAGCATTACGATCTGCTAAACCACTCGCCAACTGTCCAGCTATCTCACTATCCTCACGAGCCGCATCTATCAAAGATGTATCTGTTGAAGCTTGTTGTATTAGATCTTCTTCAAACTGCCCAAAGTTATTTACGAAGTCTAAATACTGCTGACGAGTTATATCTGCAAAAGTTTGTTCTGGATCGTCTACTTGAGGAAGTGAGCCCAAGCTGCTAGTAGAGTTACTAAAATTAGTATTCCCAAGAAACTCATCACTGTCCATCCCAAGAACATTTCTCCTTTTTCTATTTCCGTATCCAATGCTCATTAACCGCCACCTCCAAAAGGACTAAACGGGTTGTTAGGATTGCTTAACGTACCTGAGTAATTAAGCCTGTTGACAAATCCAAGTGCTCTTTGACCCTTTGAATTAACAGGAGCAAAGAACGTACCTCTTGCAGGGGCTGCTCCCGGTCCTTGTGACGGATTACCCGTTGGAAGACCTGAATTAGGGTCAGTTGTCATTGAGCCCTGAGTTGACATGTTGCTTATGCCTTGAGCTAACAAGCTACCAGCTACTTGACCGGCTGCAGCATCACGAGCCATTCTAACCTGTTGCCTAGCCGCCGCACGATTTAACAAATTACTCGTTTCTAAATTGGCAGCACTTGCCAAGCCCGAAGATGCGTCAGCTGCCTGCCCACGAGCAGTACCCAACACGTTTACTTTTGCTTGGTTTTCTATCTGTTTACCTTTAGCGCCAGCCATACCTAACTGGCCTTGCAAAGCTTGAGATACTCCACTAGACGCATCTAAATCTTGTGTTTGAGAAAAAGTAAGATTACTAGTTAAAGCTTGCATCGTATCTGCGTTAGCTCTGCCCCTTAATTGTCTAGTAGGGTCAGTGCTTTTAGAAGCCTCGCGCATCGTTTGAAGTAAAGGATCATACAACTCCTTAAAACGATCATGATCAGCTTTTGCAACTGAAGCAGAAATCTTTTCGGCTTCACTAGCTTTATATTCTGACGCTTTTGGCTTACTGCCCATCCTGTACCTCTAATCTATATACTACGTGATCTTTTACCCAACCTGCGTTTACTAAAATGGTTTCCATCTTAGAAACATTAGTTCTTACCTCAAGAGCTTCATATCCAGATTCTGCAGCCACCTGTCTAAAAAACGGATAATACCTAAGAACATTTTTATTACCCTTCTCATTAGCCCAAGCCAACCAGACCAAAAAAGTTTTGCCCCCCGTGTAAGGATCGACTTCCGTGGTCGAGATAACAAAACCTTCAGGCGTTTTCCAATAAAGAGCTTGTCCTGATACAACTTCTGCATATACGTCTTCAGGTCGGTAAGACAAAGAAGGATTAGCTCGTAAAATGACACCAATGCCATCCCTAACGTAATCCCAATCTTCACGAATATTACCAATAAACGGTCTATCATCGTTTTGAGTATTTTGTGCGTGTAAGTCTATAACTTGGCCCTGTTCCACTGTACCTCACCTTTCTAGCTACTCTTGAAGCAGACTGCCTACCGCGCTTTTCTGCTTCCCTTATACCCTCATTAAATAAAGATCCATAAATCTGAGCGCCCGTGTAGTCAGTCCACTCTCGCCCAGGAAGCCTTAATAATCTAAAGATAGTTCCGTTGATTATAGTGTCTCTGTAATCATTCATTACGTCATCATCACAAGATGTCGCAGTATGAGTAGGCTTGAGTGCTACCCTAAGTAATAAACCAGACGCTTTTGTCTCATTAGGAACTGGAGCAATATAAAACAAAGAAGGAGACTGCTTTACAAAATACTCTGGTCTGCCTTCGTAACCAGACTGCCGCCACTTAGGTTTACGTTGTTCTAGCAAAGGATTAGTAATTGCCTCTAAATCCTCACCGTCATAAGTCATCCATATAATCTTATGTACGGATGTACCCGATGGTGGCTCCAAATCATACTCAAATATGTTTTGCACAGTAGTAACAGGATCTAACTCCTGTTGATATACCTCAGTCTTTTCACACAGCTCTATCGTAGCGGAACGAATATTCTGCTCTATAAGAGTGTCTGTACACCCAGGAACTACAGGTATGATTTCAGGTAGTAGCGACTCAAAAGAGGCCATTAACTATTACCCCATTTGCTGTTGAGAAGGCAGCGTTACATTATTGGGTAGATCAGAGTTTGGTGACGTTACAATATCAATCTGCCCTTTACCTGTTACAGAGTTTATAAACAGATTGTAGTGTGTGCTGGCTCTCTGAGCGTTACCTGCATATTCTGCGTCTTTTGTATAAGCCCTAAACAAAGTGTAATCCGCTACTGCGTTAGCAAATATGTCTGGGATGCTTAGGTTGCCATTTTGAGCAACCGTTGTCGGATTAGCTGAGTAAACAACTTCAGCGTATGCGTTTCCCGATATACCCGGATAAACATAATAGACACGAGGGTTTTGCTCATCGTAAATATAGTGCTTAACAGTGTCAGTGTGTGCTGCATCCGTACCAGAAGATGCAGTCGCATCATGCCAGTTAGGAGTTTGGGCATCTAACACTTCACGGGATACCAGCCTGATTGCTCTTTTCCCTGACGCACCACCAGAAGTATCAGACATGTTTCTAACAACTCTAAGAAGACGATTGCCATCAGTTGGAATAGTCTGTCGAGTACCCGTTACTAACTGGACATTAGCAGTTGTGGCGCTCGAATCAGGCTTTAGTAATGCTATTTCTCTTTGAGCGTCATTTACAAAAAGAACTAACTCACCAACAACAGGCCACCGTATACCAGTGGTATCCTGCAAGGTCGCTTGAACTCTATCGATAACACTCTGTACGGTTACAGTCATATCTTACAAACCTCTATTTGTTCAGGGCTTCCTGCCAAGCGGCTTCACGTTCATCAGCTGGAACAGTGTAGCCCATTACTTTGTTTATAACGGTTGCTTTTACGCCTCCGTTAGCCTTGAAGTTTTTAGGGTCGCCCCCCTCAATAATTTTTACTAGCTCATCGACAAGGTTCTTTTCTTCTTCTTCTGGTGCTTCTCCACCTTCCCAGGCTTCATTAACATCAGGAGTAGAAGGGTCATCAGCAACATAGTGACCGTCCTCATTGCGAGCTCTTTTTGGGGTTTCCGAAACAGAACCATCAGACGTTCTAGCCCCCATTTGCAAGGCTATTAAACCAATCTCATCTGCGACTTCTCTTTCTTGACCTGGCTGAAGTAGTATTACGGCTCCAGTCAAGGTCGCAATCCTAAGTTCTGTATCAGAAATTATCTTCATCGTTAGTACCCTTTCTTCATCATTTTTCTGGCTTTGCTACGAGTTGGATAAGGAGACTTTGCCTTCTTAACACCCGTTTTTTTCTTACCGTTTTTCTTCATTCCGTACATTAGGCCTCCTCAATCTTGTACCGTTTGTTATTCCAAGTGAATGTCTTTTTCGGTTTTTTACCGTCTTTGACTAATTTTTTGTTATTCCTTTTTGCTTCGGCAAAAGCAGCCCTAAAACTTTTTGCTGCAGGGCTTTGTTTTGCAAAAGTCTTGTAATCACCGCCTTTTGTTTTAGTAACTTTAGTAACCTTACTACCCGTTGCTGCAACGCCTTCTTTCATACGTTTTTTAGAAGGGTTAGTAAGTTTACTTTTATCGGCTTTAGGAGCTTTAGGTTTACCAAATTGAGACCCAATAGGGTTGCGCTCTACTTTAGTAAATCGAGAAGCTGCAGGTCTAGAAGATACTTTTGCTTTAGCGGCTGCTCTACGTGCTGCAGGGCTATTACCACCCCTTTTACGCTCAGCAGTAGTCTGCCTCTTTACCTTCCTATCTCGCATTCTTCTTCTTGAATAGTGCATGTTAGTAGTACCCCCTAAAAGAGCCCCCTCCGAAGAGGGGGCATCAGTTCTAGATCACAAAGAGATACATAGTGATCGTACCTGAAGTAGCTCCTGTTTGAGGAGCAACTTGAACAGTTACATCAATCGTATCGTCAGCAGTAAAAGCAACAGGTGCGGTTGCAGTTGAACCGTGTGTTGCGTTACCGATTGCGAATGAACTAGCAGTACCGCCGCCTTGACCAATGGTAGACCCATCGATTAAAGAAGCAGCTGCACCGCCGTAGCCAACATCGAGAACAATCGCTGGAGATCCGCCAGTGTCTAGGTCAGTCGTAGTAAGAACTACGCCTACAACCGTTTCACCTTTGAAAACATCCAACATCTGTACGATATCGGAACCTGCTAAAGCTGCAGTTACGTTGTAAGTAGCTTGTCTTACGCCTAAGTTTCCTGATGGAAAAGGCTTAAAAGAGCTGTTACCCGATACTGCGCCAGAAGTTAAAGTAGCCATCTAATATATCCTCCTGCCCTACTGAGCTGTATCAAGTGCGATTACGCCGAAGTCCTGAACGCTACTGTTGTAGTCGCTGTTGTACTTAGGCTTCCTAAGACCAAAGATCTTACCGATAGAGATACCAGCTTGGTTCTGATAGTCGAAAGTGTCTTCGACAATCTCAGGATTACCGATATCAGCCATTGCAAGAGCTTGGGCTCCACAGAAAAGAGCTCTCGCCCCAGTTACGTCTGCGTTTGCACCCCACTTGTAGCCAGATGCGCCAGCATTAGAAGAACTACCAGCAAGGGCTCCTTCAGTGCTGAATACGTGACGGAACTCGTGAACCATAACTCCATCAACCATCAACGAGCTTGTACCCGTAAACAATTGATTTTGTGGCCCCCTTGCAGACGCTTGACGCACATTGGTCAAGAAGTCGCTATCGAGTTTTAGATCAGCCATTTGTTGTGGCGTAACAAACAAGTGGAAGACTTCTTCGTTACCCGCACCACGCAAACCACGGATGTAGTTATCTTTTGCGTAAGCTTTTAGGTTAACGATATCTCGATAAGCAATCTTATCGGTAGCTGCCACAGCTGTTGTATCACCAGTTTCTAGAGTTGAAGTACCGCCAGATACGTCTACTCGCAGGTGCCTAGCTGAAGTAGGAGCAGATACATCAGAAGCAAACTCCAAGTCATTCAACTCATGTCCGCTAGTGCCTGAAGTATTTCTCAGAGCTCCGTTTGTTTTGAGAGTGTAAGAGATTCCAGAAAGCGTTAAGAACGCTAGCTGATCCATACGATCTGCCATTGCATACGCAAGAGCGTCACGAGAGTTTTCTCTAAAGTTTACGACTGACTTCTGATCGGCCAATCTGCCAGAGATTCTATTTGCGAATCTTAGCTGATCTAGCTCGATGGTAATGTCAAAGGCTCTTAGCGCCTCTTCGTTACCTTCCAAAGTGTTATCGCCCGTAACACCATCTCCTGTCATGTCTGCTAATAGCGTAATGACAGCTTTGGTGCCTTTCTCATTTTTTGTCAGTTCAGTTATTCGCTGAACCATTGCATTTTGACCAGTTCCAGCAAACTGGTTAATAAAAGACATGTTGCGAGCAACCTGCCAAAAGTCCCGGCTCCAAGCGGTTAGCTGGTTTGAAGTCAGGGACGCAAAGTTAGTAAGAGCCATTAAGGTTCTCCTTTATGCGTTTAAATTTCAGTTCCACAGCCGACTTTTGGATCGGCTAATCCGTACCCCTGTATCGTAGAGTGACGTATTAGCGATTATTTACGAGGTTCGACCTCGACAGGTTTTACGCCTTTGTAGGCGAATACGCGTTTTACGTGTGCGACACGGACTAATATCGTTTAGCCGTACGAAGTTCAGATAGTACTAATGTAAAATAAAATAAACAAGCCCCGTGCTTACGAGCCTTTTTTCCATTTTGTAGAGGAAGATTTAGTTTTACTTGGGCTCCATTTAACGCGATTTGCCCAATATGCAGCACTCATTTTTCCTTTAGCTATATTTTTAGAGTGCCTGGATTTAAATGCTTTTCGTTGACCAACTGTTTGATTAGTTTTAACGCCTTGCTGACCAAAGCGAATTGTCTTTACTTTATCGCCCTCTTTAGCAACAACGATATGCGATTTAGTAGGATGACTAGGCGTTCTTTTTGGCTTATTAAAACCCGAAACACCAGCCCTAGCTAATCTTGGGTCTTTTTTACTCATGCCCACACCTTTGTCTTTTTACCGCCATAGTATTCTACGGCGTGGCCCGTTTTGATCATAAGCTTACAAATATCTAAACCCGTCTCAGAATAAACAATCCCCAGTATCCTGCCAAACTTGCCCCTACCCATAGACGCTATTGTAAAGGTGTTACGACACTGTTCTGCTAAAAACTCTTTAGCAGCCAGCCCAAGCACTTTTTCTGCTTTGTTACGAGTGCGAGACTCAGGTGTATCTATGCCATACAACCTAACTCTTTGATTGCGCAGCCAAACATCAAAGCCAAGATCCAGATCTATATCGATAGTGTCGCCGTCTACAACCTTAACTAGAGTACACTTATAGTTATAAACTTCTTTCTGTTTTGCTTTTGCCATTACGGTCTCCTACTCATATAAGCAGTTGCCCCAAAGTATAGGCCAACAATCGACGCTTGGCTAAGGAACAACATGTCACTAATACTGGCTAAGGTGTCCAAGCGGCTGTCTGGGACAAAAGGAGCAAGAGGCAAAACAGCGAAAACGCACATACTGATAACAGCAACCCAGGCCATCTTTCTTTGCGAGGCTGCTTTGGTTTCTTGTAATTCAAGTTGTAGCATCTCCTGGTGTTTTGCTAACTCATCATCTGTAACCGTTCCATCGCCATCTGCGTCATACCCAGCATATCGTGACTTAGGCTCCAATTTTTTTGCGTTCATAGCGTTCTTCTTTTAGTTCTTCTACCTGTTGCTGTAATTTAGAAACAGCATCTTCTAGTAACTCTATTTTAAGATCCTGTCTACTGTCAGCTGGTAGTGAGCCTAACTCTCCACGGGGCCACTTGATTCGAAACTCGCTGTTTGCCTCTACATCAACTTGTTGTAGATCCATATCGTGCTCAAGGAAAGTAACCCTTTCAGTCAAACCAAAATATGCAAAAGACGCAACAGCAGTTGCAGCTAATAAAGATATAAGATTAGCTAAAGGTATGCGTATAGCAGTACCTTCGTTTAAATCAAGAGATTCCTTTTTTGCCATTTACACTGTCACCAAAATGTTTTGCCCAGTTGCTTTTTGCGTTGTATAGCTAAAAGATCCGTTTTTAAACATATAAACCTTAGAGTCGTAGTAAGTTGTTACTACTTCACTCTTCCGATTAATCTCTCTAACTTGCAGCCTTTCAGCTTCGATCTTTTGAATCTGATGCTTTGCATTCGGCGGTTG